CAACCTTGGACAACTCCACACAGATACCTGACTTGCAATTGGTTGAGTATGACCTACGGATCACCCCGGTCAGTGTCTTTGGTTACGATGGCCCCTCTACTACCTTCTCAAAAGTTGTTGTGGGTCTTGCCCAACCTCCGGAGACCCCCTTAGCCTTCACGGGTAATACTAATAATAGTCAAACCAGCCTCTCTTGGGCGCGGCCTGTTGCCATTGATGTCATCTATGGGGGTTCAGCAGAAATACGCTTCCACAATAGTACTGGAGGTGCTGCTTCTTGGGATTCAGCTACTGTCTTGGTTGATAATATTGATGGTAACACAAACAACAAAACTGTGCCAACACTACAAGGCACCTACTACCTCAAGTTTAAGGACACTTCTGGTGTGTACTCTGTGTCAGCTGCCCAGTTTATTAGCACCTTCCAAGACTCTTCCTACAATCAGGTGTCTTCCTTGGACGAAGACAGTTTAAGTTTCTCTGGTACTAAGACCAACTGTGCCTTGAGTGGTGTGAACCTTGTCCTAGATGCAGGGCAAACCTCTATGGAATATCTCTTTAGTGGGCCTGTAGACTTAGGGCAAGTTACCAACGTTAGGGTGACCCCCTACTTGGAAGCAACTGTGGTTAACAACAACACAGACGTTGATGATTATGTGAATGTCTCTGCTATAACAAACTTTGCAGGGCCTCCAGCAGGGGCTGAACTAAACATCTTGATTTCTACTACGCAAGATGACCCTTCAGGTACCCCCACCTGGTCTACCTACGAGGCTCTAACCATTGGCTCTTTTGGGGCTTGGGGTATGAGGTTCAAGCTAACAGGTGTTGTAACTGACACAAACAATACTATCTCTGTGTCAGACCTAGGGGTAACTCTTGACAAGCAAGACCTTGTTAAAAAGGGTTCCTCCACAAGTGGCTTAGTGGCTGATACGACAGTAACCTTCACCACCGCCTTTTACCCAGGTCCGGGTGGAGCCGACACCCCCACGGTTGGGTTACAGGTTATTGGTGGTTCACAAGGAGATGAAGTCGTCGTAGGTGGCCGTAGTAATACTGGTTTCACCTACTCAATCTATAACGCTGGTAGTCGTGTCGTTAGGATAGTAGACTGGCAAGCAATTGGTCAATAAGGAGATGCCACTATGGCAACAGCAAGCACAGTAATCGACGCCAACCAAACGGGGGTATCCTATACCTCCTACCTCAACGCAGCCCTGGCCGCAGTAAATACCTGTCACTCAGGCATAGCCGCCCCAACTAATGAGGTTTTGGCTGGTAAGTTTTGGCTGGATACAAGCGGTACAGACCCTGTTTTAAAGGTCTACCGCAGTGGGTGGAAGTCCCTCTTCACGCTAAAGGCTACCTCAACAGAGCTTGAAGCCGATGCTGCGGATATCACTAATGAGGTGAGGGTTGGAGCTAGTAATGAGCTAGTTTTGGCCCAAGATTCTACCTTAAGTGAGATCCGTAGCGATAACCTGGCGGTACAGAACCTAGCTGGCACAGAGAGTATTCTCACAGCAGTAGCGGACGGGGCGGTCACTCTTTTCTATGACAATGCCTCTAAGCTGGCAACCTCTGCTACAGGGGTTACTATCACAGGCACTGCCACCGCTACAGACTTCAATACCACTTCTGATGAGAGGCTAAAGAGTAACATCACTAAGCTTGGTGAGGATTCCCTTGAAACCGTCCTGTCACTACAAGGGGTCCGCTACACAATGAAGGGTAAAACCAACATTGGTCTCCTTGCTCAGGCTGTACAGAAGGTTGTGCCAGAGGTAGTAACTGAAGGTGGAGACGGTTATCTTGGTGTGAACTACGGTAACATTGTCGCCCACCTCATTGAAGCCGTAAAATCACAACAAACTCAGATAGAGTTTTTAAAAGGAAAAGTAAATGCCTTACAAACTAGGTAAACAGAGCAAGAGTCGTCTACAGGGGGTAAACCCCGTATTGGTTAAGCTTGTGGAATATGCTATCAGCATCTCTGAACAAGATTTCTCCATCTCGGAGGGTCTTCGCTCTGTAGAACGCCAACGTATGTTGGTACGTAAAGGGAAGTCACAAACTATGAACTCCCGTCACATTACAGGACATGCGGTGGACCTGCCACCCTACCCCTTCCACGGCGACGTAGATGGAGATGGTATCCCAAACATTGAAGACTGGGATCAGTACTACCCTATTGCAGACGCTATGCTAGCTGCCTCAAAGAAGCACGGTGTAGCTCTTCGATGGGGTGGTAACTGGAAAGTACCAGATGTACGTGTCTGGGACCGCTCTGGTAAGGCTCTGGCTAAGGCTTACCCAGGGAGCTTCCCTGACGGGCCTCACTTCGAACTTGCACGAGGCACTTACCCGTGACAGAAGCCGTAGTGGAAGCTAATGACCCAGCCGAAGCTACCAAACCAGTCGAGACTACAAAACCCAGAGGTAGGACTTGGTCGAGGGAACTTGCTGTCGTCATGATAGTAGGTTGCGTCTACCTTGCCGCCTTGGGTCAAACAGAGGAGTTAGATATTGTTATTTGGCCGACTACGGTCTTTACTCTTGCTGCTTTTGGTTTCCGCCAGCCTGCTGTTGGTGACTGGATGCGGGGCAGCTAAGAACATTGCTACAGACGCTGCTCTCGGGGCTATTGGCCTCGGGGGTAGTGACGGTGGTATAGACGCCACCGCTGTCATCGGTAGAGAAGTGGCAAACAACACCGCACTAAACACAACCCTTCGTCCCGTTGTACGGGGAGAGGGGAACACTGGCACTATTTCCCAGGAGACAACAAACCGAAAGGTGGACAACTCCGGAGAGGGTAAGGTCACCATCAATGAGCTTGATCCAAAGATCTTTGCTGGTATCATCGCCCTCTTCCTACTTTGGTCTTATTTTCTTTACAGATTACCCAGCCCAGAACAGATTTGGGGGAAGAAAACATTTTTATCCAAAAATACTGCCGACTAATGATAGAGTATAAACGGTGACAGCGAAAGCTGATAGTCACCAATGATATGGGAGGTTGCTGCTACCCTAAAATGTATGAGCACAACCTCCTTATTTTTAAGGCACAAAATACTGCCGCCTAATGATGAAGGGGCTGTTTTCTGTCCTTATTATCGTCATCATAAGGGTCTTATCAAGGTTCTCACCTAAGCCCTTATTATTACTATAATAATAACAAAATGAACTCAAAAGGAGACTTAAATGGCTCAAAGTAAGAAGTCACCAAAGGCTTTAAAAAAGTCGGTAGCTGACCCTACAGATAGCTATCTCTCGATCAAACCTCTGTGGAAACGTTCAAGAGCCATCCTACAAGGGCAAGCTACTGCCTTAGCCCATGACGAGTTTGTATCTGATATGGAAAACGCAAACCTACTCATCCCTTTCTCACCTTCTATGTCGCAAGGTCAGTATAATTTCTATAAAACAGAAGCAGAGCTTCCTGGACTTGTTTCTCAGTATTCAAAGGTCCTCATCAGCGCCCTTCTTAGGAAGAAGTCTGACTTGAACCTACCCGAGGGAGTGCCTGAGGAAGCCGCTGACTGGTTGGAGACAAACTTCACCTTAGATGGTGGTTCTCTTTTCAACTTTCTAGATAATGCACTTTGGGAAGAACTCCAAACCTCCCGAGGTTGGGTCTATGTTGACTATCCTTCTGTAGATACACCTACTTGGGACAGCATGACACCTGAACAACGAGAGAGTATTGCACCTTACCCAATCCTTCTGGAAGCAGAAACTGTAATTAACACTCAGACGGCGGTCCACCCAGTTACCCGTATCAAGACTCTGGCTCGGTTTGTCACCAGGAGCCTCACTACCAAGTTTGGTACTGATAACCCTTGGCACCCTGAGTATGTTGATACCGTGGTAGACCATTACCTTGATGATGATGGTTACTTCATGATCGACACTTATCAAAAGACAGACGGTAGTGGGCTTATCACCTTCAACAACGGTGAAGTGAGACAAGAGTATAAAGACACCTATGCTGAGAGTGGCTTCAAGCTCGTTGACTCCGCTACGCCACAGATGTTTGGTGAGAGACTTACTAAAATCCCCGCTTGGCCTTTGAATGGTCAGATCGAGCCTATTGAACCTATTCTCATGCCCCTAATTGAGAGAGAGATTGCTCTTTACAACAAGGTTTCTCGTCGTAACCACCTACTCTTAGGTGCTGCAACCTACACCCCTATTGTCAAATCCGACATGAATGATGAGGACTTCACTGCCCTCGTAGGTTCTGGTCTAGGCTCTTGGCTTAGGGTCCGTCAAGGCGACGATATTACTGTCTTGGAGACCCCCACTGCTGCCTTGGCAGACATGGATCGGGCAATCGAGTCTACTGTTGAAGAGATGGCTAAGATGGGCATCCGTATGCTAACCCCTGAGCCAGCCGCTTCTGGGGTTGCCTTGGAGATCCGTAATGCTTCCCAAACAGCTCAGTTGGGTGCCTTGAACGCTAAGGTGTCTGGTACCATGCAGGAGGTGATTGCCTTCATGCTTAACTGGCGCTACAACCTTAGCTTGTCAGCTAACGATGTTGACTTTCAGATGTCTTCTGACTTCTCACCTATGGTTGGTGGTGACGCTGCCATGCGGCTTGTTTCCGAGTGGTATCAGCAAGGTCTTATCCCTCGCACTGTCTTTATTAGCATTGCGAAGTACAACGACTTCCTCCCTGCTGACTACGATGATGACAATGCTATTGAAGAGATCCAAACAGATCCTCTTGGCTTTACACCTGGCGCTGGTAACGATCAGGTCACTGTAGAAGAATAACTTTAACGCGCGGTAGTGTAATGGTAACACGGGAGACTCATAATCTCTTACTCTGGGTTCAACTCCCAGCTGCGCAACCAGTTTAGGCTACTCAGAATGAAAATCCCCACATACTAGTAACGTGAGGGTGTGCCTAAAACCGGCTTGCTAGGTCGGTATATAAGTCAACAGCAATTAGGACTAGTCTTCGGAACCTCCTTCTAAGACCTCACGGTGGTTACACCAGGGGGCACCTAATTCCAATAAGGCGAGGCTTCTCTATGTCGAAAAGACCTATCGAGGTTTTAGTGGTTGTACCAACGTAGTAAAACAACCATTGCCAATTCAAGGGGTATAGCTCAATGGAAGAGCATCGGTCTCCAAAACCGCGTGTGGGGGTTCGATTCCTCCTACCCTTGCCAGAATAACATACTAACTTCTCATAGGAGAACTAGATGAACGTTAATGATAGAGTCTTTGATCGTATTATTGATCACATGACAGACGTACGCCTTTATGAAGAAGGCTTACAAGTAGGAAATGGGAGAATCATCCGTAGGCACCGAAAGCGCCTTCGTGACCTCCTCTCCGGAAACATCCGCGCTGATGTCCAACCAGAGATAACACGCTTTGCAAAAGAAATCAATGCTAGCTCCGGTCGGGGTTTGAGAGAGTTTTCTACAGCAGAGCTTGACTTCCACTCCGATAACCTCCATAGAGAGGCTCGCTCCTTTTTCAAGGTTACTCGCCCAAGGACTCGTGAGCTTCTTGCTGAGATTACTGGCCCTGCCATCCGAGGCCCCCGGACACTTTCAACGGGCTTAGCGAACATCTCTTCTGGAGAGTTAGTACGTATTAGAAACAAGGTCCGAAGTGGACTAGCAAACGGACTATCAAACAACGATATCATCAAAGATGTCCTAAAGACAACGAAGATCACAGAACACCAGGCCCGGACACTAACCCGGACTGCAATTACCTCAACACAAACTGCTGCTATGGACAAAGTAATTGAGGCTAACAAGGACATCCTTGCTGGCTACATGTTCACTGCTATTCTTGACTCCCGAACAAGCTCTATTTGTAGCTACCATAACGGGAAGGTTTATGACCTAGACGAAAAACAGTATCGCCCACCCCTACACTGGAATTGTCGTTCTACGATGATCCCTGTTTTGAAGAGTAAGGAAGACCTCCAGGCGATGGCTGCTTCAGCTAGACTCAAAAAGGGTGCTGTCAACGCTCTAGATGTTGCTGACTTTAACGGGAACCCCGCCACTATCACCTCCTTCTCAGACTTCCTGAGACGGCAGACTAACGTTATACAAGATAAGCTGCTTGGTGGTGCTACTACAGCTGATCTCTTCAGACAGGGTAAGCTTCGTGCTGAACAGTTCATCTCTCCAAAAGGGGTTGTTCTTAGTATCCAAGCCTTACGCGCCCGAGCCGCTGCAGCTACTGCTGTTTTCCGCCCTAGGCAGGCAGTGAAAGCCGCCGCCCTCCCTGTGGCAGCTAAAACTCCGGCAATGTTAATCAACAGTTCCCGCCACAAGGAAGACTTGAGAAACCTCTTCATTCATGACTCTGACGACTTTAACTCCACCCTAGCTCTGACAAACTACAGAGGCACCTCTTTGGTGGGTAAGCAAGCTTCACGCCGACGTGTTGGTAATGAGTTTGATGAGCGTAACTTCTCAGCGGACCCTTTGACAGGAGAAATCAAGAACAGCCTACTTTATGACCCTGACTTTAACCTCTATCAAGAGCGTATTGACTTTTTGAGGAACTCGAAAGATCTAACCTTGGATCAGAAGAATTTCATTGAGTCAGCTGTGGCGGGGCTTGACGATCGTATATCTCTGAACCAACAGACTGTGGCCCTTGAGAACCTACGTGTGGTATTCCAGCGTTACAATCATGATAAACTCCCTTGGGGTGACCTCACCGCTGTTATCCGTGCTGAGAATAGGTTTGCTGTACAGAACGTATCACGTCTCCTTGACACACGCTCAAGAGCAAGATCAGAGATGTTTGTAAGGTATCTGAGTGCAGACGTCCCTCAAGTTCAGATTATGGGTAAGTACTACAACCTTGATGACCTTGCCAGAAATCACCTAAGGGACCAACGTTTTATCGATGCTTGGCGTCGTACTGAGGGAACTAAACTCGCACAGAGAATGTACCTTACTGGTCGTTCCCCTATGCGAACTTACTTCTCTAAGTTCCTTGTCACACAAAAGCAGGTTAAACAGTTCAAGAGTGACCTCTTGGACAAGATTGTACCTCTAAGGAAGGCCTACCGTAAATTCAAGAAGGCTTATGGTGAGCTGGTGGAACCTTCTGACTCCTGGTGGACAACGCAAGTTTCCAAGCTGAACGCCCAGGTCCGAAGAGTTCTCGACCTAGAGTTCCTGGTTTTTAGCAGAGCACCTACCTCAAAAATCCTAGACACGAAGGCTCTCGCAGCCCTAACTAAGTCCTTTAAGCTGGTTGCTTCTGGACAGTCAACAGACTATGACAGCCTTGCTATTGCTATTGGCAGGCAACTCGCAGAGGATATTGGCAATCTTCCTGGTGTTACCCGCACCATTAGGTCCTATCATGTAGAGGGTTCAAAGATACTTGATTACATGAAAGATCAGAATATGATCCGGATTGGTTTCCGAGGTAAAGTTCGTAGAGGTGTTCTAGATCTGGACACAGGACGCGCTTCTGGCGGTTGGGGCGATACTATTAGTCGCGAAGTTGTTGTCATTGACAAGAACCTCCTAAGGCTACAGGAAGCCGAGCGTAGAGCCACTATTGCTAGGCGACTAGGGGTTACCTCCTCTAGAGATCGTCTCTATGTAACTGCTGGTAAGAAAACCTTTGTTGATGCCCGAGGCAATGACACAGGAATCCCTATCATCTCCGCAAATAAGTTTGCCGACTACGATCCTAAACAGATCGATCGAGAGATGGCGCAGATGATGAACCATGTTACAAACGTGGAGTATGCTGTTGATAGTGAATACTTTGACTTCATGGACTACCTGACAAGGTTTCGAGATCCACGCGGACGTGCTGCCTACTATGACAGCCTAAATGAGTTCAGGCATGAGATCCTCGCCCGAGGAGAGCAAGGTTATGGACTTATGGCTACAGCAAAGTACCACCGTTTGAGAGACGCTCCTTTTAGGACGCAGGCTTTCTTAGACTCCCGTGGGCGAGTTTACCACCGTGGCTACCTTACTCCTACAGGAGGTGAGCTTGTTAGACCCTTCCTAAACTCTGGCAGGGCTGTTAACATAGACGCGGCTAGTGTACGTGAGCTTCGTATTCAGATCGGTGCCCTCTTGGGTCCAGCTGATGAGGCTCTCACCCAGTCAGGCCGTGTCTCTATCTTTCGGAGAAACGAGAAGGCCTTACTAGAACTTGGCCGTCTACTTCAACAGAAGACCCAACGAGATCGTCGTGTAAGAGAATTTCTTGAACACCCCCTTATCCGTGGACTTGAAGGACCAGAGGTAGCTAAACTCGCTAGACTCTCGCTTGAGTATGCTCGTATCTACGACCATGTTGAGGGTAACTTTGGAAACCTACAACGGTTGTCCTCTTACCAAACAAGGCTAATGATTGAGAACGATGCCTCTTCTTCAGGGGCACAGATCATTGCTCTTTCAACAGGTGACCGCTCTATTGCTATGTCTTCTAATGTTCTTGCGACAACACAAAAGAACAGGTTGTATGACCTAGTTGCAATGGATACTATCAATGACCCCGAGTTCTTGAGGATTGCTGCCCTAAGGAATGCAAACCTAACTTGGGAAGACTTGGCAAAAGCCGCGAAAGCACAAAATATGGTAACTTTCTACGGTGCTGGTGAAGCCACAAAGACAGCTAACGTTGCTGGCAAGCTTCAGTCAATCCTTCAAAGCAAGGGTTTCATTACTATCACCAAGGCTGACCTCAGTGAACAACTTCGAATAATTGATGGTCAGATCAAGGTGGCTACTCGCCTAAGGGCTACTCAAACAGTAAGCGAACTAACTGCTTTTAGGCAAGAACTTGTGGAACTTGTTAATAATAGCGTCCCAGCTGGACGTCATTTGATGACAGAGGCTATGGCCATCCACAATTCTACAGCAGAGTTTGTAGAGAAGATTATGAACGCAAGGCAAGGTATCATTACACCAAGGGACTTTGAGGCTGTGTCTCGTATTATGTCCGCTAACTTGGCCCGTAGGGCACCTGTCACAACTAACTTCATCAACTTCTGGAAAAGAGTAGCTAAAGACTACGTACAAGAAACACAGAGTGTTGACATCCCCTGGGTTACCTTTGATGGTAAGATCATGATGCAACGCTATAGACCAAAGATCCAAGAGCGGATTGCCTTCAGAGACCCTGTCACTGGTAGGCAGGTTATGAACATCATTGAATCCTCTGTTGAGGACGGAAGACTACTAGGGAAAGGCTCGGTTTCGAGAGCCTCTATTGGCCTCGGTGTCAATGGGAACCACAGTAATGATGCAGTGATTGTTAGACGCTTCCACTTGTGGGGTCGAGAGAACAACGTTGCAACAGGAACAATTCACGACGCCTTCTTCACTAACATTGCTGAAGCTGATCGTGCTAGAACTGCCTTGAGAACCATCTATGCGGATGCTCTCGAAGGTGATACTATCCGGCGCACCCTTCTAGAAATGCGCCGCTCGGGGATGTCCCGAACAACCTACCACAATCTCTTAGACGAGGCAAAACGCCTTGGCCTAATCGACCCACCAAACGCGATCACTCGCGCAGAAATACTTTCAACGCCCGATGGTACATATTTCTATGGAATTGGGCCGTAAAGGAGAACCATGAGTAACAGAGTAAAGAACGCAGACCAAACTTGGGTTGTGTATGGTCACTATGAGAGTGACGGTACACTAGTATACCTAGGGAGCGGCCAAGTTCACAGAGCTTTCCAGTTTTTGAAGAGGAGTGAAGACCACTACGAGTGGTTGATTGCTTCTGCACTAAAGAATGGAAATAATAACTTTGTAAAGATTCTATACGAAACAAGGGATTTTGCAGAGATACGCTTCATTGAAGGCCGTCTCATAGCAGAGTACAAACCTGAGTTCAATAGAAACCTGAATAAGATAACTTTTGCAGACTTGCGCTACACCTTGAGAAAGATGAAGCAAGGGGTCTCAATTAGAAGTTGTGCGAAGGATGTTGGTGTTTATCATAACAACCTCTGCCAACTTTTAAAACTACCATACTGTGACAACGATTACAGTCACATAGGTCTATGATTTATTTGTAATAGTCGAGACCAACAAACCAGAGATGAGGCCGTGCCTTGCTCTTAACAACTACACATTAAGCTGTGCTTAAGGAGATACCATGAGTATTGAAGAAATTAAGAAACTGATCGAAGACCTCAAAGCTAAGGAGTCTGAAACTAATGACAAGGGTGAATCCGCCAAACTGCTGATTGAAATCACTGAAGCAGAGAAACAACTCGCTGAGGCCGAAGCTGCCGAAGACGATGACGGTGATAATTCCGGGTCAGAAGATGATGACGATATTGAGGCTCGTGTTGAACGTCTTGCTGACGAGAAGCTTGCTAAGATGAAGGCAAACATGGACAAGATGGCTGAGAAACTTGCCAAGACAGAGAAAGAACAATCTGACCTTGCTAAGTCTCAAAAAGAAGAGAAGATGAAGCAACTAGAGGCTGATGGTAAGCTACAGGAACTAGCAGAAATGAAAGTCCTGGAGTCAGAAGCCAAGGTAAAGCTGCTCCAAGAGGAGAATACTTCTCTAAAACGAGACCAAGTGGTGTCAAGCGCACTCGCTAGTCTTGACTTCAAAAATGATCGCAGCCGTGAAATGGCCCGCCGCGACGTAATCGATAACCTCAAGCAGGACGAAGACGGAGACTGGGTCAGCAAAGACGGTAAAACAATCGCTTCCTTTGTTGAAGAATACTCAAAAGATAAAGACAACGAATTCCTCTTCCGAACTAAACCTAACTCAGGTAGCGGGAAAGATAAACCCGGTGGTAATTCAGCCACAGACAAGACTAAGAGTGTGCTGGAGATGACGGGGGATGAAATACTAGAACAAGCCCGTAAGGGTAAACTCGGTAGCTTTGGCTACTAATTTTCTAATAAGGAAAACACCCAATGACTATTACAAATACAGACTTTCAGAACATCGCCATCGCGATTTCTGCCTATAGCGATGAAGCCTACACGGCTGCTCGTAAACTGAACTCGACAGGTATTGTTGGTCAACGTGACGACATTACCGCCGATGGCGAAAGCTTTATCGGTCAAATGCGCTGGTACCAGCCTTTGTCGGCTAACATCAACGTAGCTTCGCTTTCGAACGCTGCGGATGGTACTTACACGGACATCACGACTGAAGTCAGCTCCTACATCAAGACTGTTCGTACCTTCGGTGCTAAGCAGGTAAACTTGCAGGAAGTTGTTTCTAAGCAGGACGGTCTCCTGAAGATCGCTCGTGACTTCTCTGAAGTCCGTGCCCAAGATGAGCACAACGGCCTGTTGTCCGTTCTTAAAGGTGTTGCTGGTTCTGAAGTTGCCCTCGGTGACTTTGGTGGTGCTGGTGCTGGTGGTATGCTCGATTTTGATACTGATGCAGACACTGCCGCTACAGGCTTCTTTGTAGACATCAACGCCGCAGGTGAATTCGGCGATGCTGCTACAGTAGTTGGCGACCAGCGTCGGTTGTTCGACAGCACAGCTGTTGGCGCTTCCCGTGGTGAGCGTCTTTTCCGTGCAGTTGGTATGGGCTTTAAAGACTACGAACCAGACTACATGTACATGGTTACTTCGCCTGAAAACATGGCTGAGTTCCGTGCTGCTAACCTCGTTGACGATACAACTGTTACTGATGGTAACCTTGAGTTCTCGACAATCTTTGGTGGTAAGTTCCGCCTGATTCCAACTCGTGCTGACCAGATGATTGCTGGTGCGGCTGCTGGTGACCTGAATACTCGCTCTTCGAAGTGTACTTTCCTCATCAAGCCAGAGGCAATCTCCTTTGCTCCTGTTAGCGTCCCAACCCCTGTTGAAGTTGACCGTGATGCGGCTTCCTACACTGGTGGTGGTTCGACTAACATCTGGTATCGTTATGGTTACATCATGCACCCAATGGGTTATGACTGGGCTGGCGCGACTACTGCCTTTGCTTCTAACGCTGACCTGGCTGCTAAAACAGCTTACACGCGTAAAGTGAATGCTCTGAACCTTGGTATCTTGCCAATCTTCCACGCTTAATCTCTAGGAGGGACTAATGGCTTTAACTTTAAACACCAACAGTTACGTTACCGTAAGTGAAGCTGATTCTTACCTCGATGACCGAGTTGATACTCTCGAATGGTTTCAACAAAGTACTCTAGTAAAGGAACAATCCTTGATTACTGCCACGCAGCTAATCGACGAAAACTCTTGGATCGGTTCCGCTGTTAGTCCTTCCCAGGCTCTTGCTTGGCCTCGGAGTTGCAACCCCTACTTTGATCCTAAAATGGGTCAAGCTGTTAGCATCGCCGAGGACGAGGTTCCTCAGAGAGTGAAAATCGCCGTTTACGAACAAGCGTTCCATCTAGTTAGTAATGAGGACCTTCAACAACAGAAGACCCAGACTTTTGAGTCTATCTCTGTAGGTTCCATTTCCCTAAGCGACTCTAACTCAGATGTTACTCGTGTTGCGATAGTCACAAACAACGCTATGAAGCACATCAAGCCTCTGCTTGCTGTTGGAGGTCAAGCCTCCTCATGGTGGAGGGCAAACTAATGTCACTAAGAAACAAAGTACTTGCAGCAGTGGATAAGGCTTTCACTGCTGTAGGTGACCTCAAGAAGGTTGCTACTCTGTCTTCTACCTCTGTAGGTAGCTATGACTTCGCCACAGGGGCAGTTGTTGGTACAACCACCACAACCTCTGTAGAAGTTATTAAGATGACTAAGACAAACCCCATAACAAAAGCAAACACAACAGAGGCTATGATGAAGTCTGGTGTGGACATCAGCGTTTACGACACCTTAACTATTGATGGTGTTGTCTATAACCTGGGTTCCTACACAGACGACGACTTCGTAATTCAGGTGATGTTGACCAAGGAGGACAACTAATGTTTGAAAACCTCCTAGACGACATCAATTCTGTTATTGCCTCCGCTACTTGGCAAGCGGCTGGGATTGAGGTCCTACCTGAGAACTACTTTGGTGATATTTCTAACCCCAATGAGTATTGTAGAATTAGCATCCTACCTTCCACCTCTAGCAACAGAGACTACCAAGGATCGGTCAACCTAACAGGGTTGGTCATTCTAAGGATCTTTGTTAAGGCAGGTGCTGGGCAGAAAAGAATCATGGAAATAGCTGATTCCCTTAACACCGTTTTCCAAAACAAGAGGTTGGTCAACGGAACAGAGCTTGGAACTTCCTTCATCAGGACGGAAGGTATAGACAAAGACAACAAGTCGCTCTACAGCGCAACCTACCAAATCAAATTCATACATTATGGAGACTAACTAATGGCACATATTTCTACTATCGGTGCAGGTATCTACACTTACCTCGACATTTTCTCTGGCACAATCCCAGCACTCACAGATACACCTTCTGAGTTTGCTGCCCTGTTCCAAACAGCTAACGCCGCAGACATCACACGTATGCCCTCTGTTCGGGAATTCCCCTCAGTCGGTACGCCTTCTAACATCGTAAACGTCCCTGTTTACGGTCAGGCCACCTCTTCGCAGGTTCAAGGTCAAGCAGATGCACCTTCCCTTGACGTTACTGTCAACTACGTCCCAGAGGACATGGCATTTATTGAAGCACTCAAAGGTACAGAGGTCGTCTTCCGCGTTCTCATGACTGGCGGCGCTATTGATATGGCTACCTCCTTGGGATCTACTATCGCTCAAGAGAACACAGAGTTCTACTTTATCGGTAAGATTGAAGCGATCCTTGTCAACCCACAGTTGACAGACGCTACTACTGCCACAGTGACACTTTCTTCGCAGTCGGACTTTGCTGGTCCTTCCACAGTCGCTGCTGCATAAAAACCTAGTGGGGAGCCTTTCGGGGCTTCCCGCCCAACCTGAAAGAATAGTTATGCAAGATAAACCCTTTAGTAAGAGTTTTGTTATGCGGACAACATTCAAGCACATGCGCAGAAGCACTGACATCAGTATCCGCAAGACCTTTGAACGGTTCAAGGACTTTGATAATGACAAGGAAGTGGGTCGGGACATCATGGAGACACTCTCTGTGCTTCATGAAGTACGTAAGATGCTGGATGATTTCCAGGAAAACAACAAACAACTCTTCACAGATACAAAAGTAAAAGAATAGGAAAATACAAATGTCGATGAAATCCCTCGTTGGTAAGAAAGTTACGAAAACTGTTAAATTTATGGAGGAGGATATCACAATCACCCGCCTCTCAGTAAAGGAAGTTCTTGAAGTACAAGAGATTGTGAAGAAATCACAGAAGTCCAAGTCGTCAGACTCCCAAGTATCCCTGCTGCGGGATGTTATCCGTGTAGCAGTAGATGAGGCTAAGGAGCTTTCAGACGATGACTTCGATAGTTTCCCTATTGGTGAACTAACAGAGCTAACAGAAGCAATTCTTGTTTACTCGGGCTTGCAGGACGCTAGCTCGGGAAACTAACCGACTCGGAAGAGTCTATCTACGAACTAGCTTATCACCTTCACATACCTGTATACAGGTTGGAAGAGGAAATGCCCTACACAGAGCTTCTAAAATGGATTGAGTACTTTAAGCGGAGGCCAGTTGGCTGGAGGGACGATCAGAGAACATCTTTGATACTTAGTTCTGCCGGAGTCAAGGCTAAAGGGGAAGACCTCTTCCCATCACTCAGGGCGATAAAAGACATTGCAGACTCAAGGTCGAAAGAGGACAGGGCTGTACCTAAGGGGTTGTTCCTAAAAAGAATGCTACAAGCAACAGGTGGCGACAAAGTAAACCTAGTTAGGAAAAAAGATGTCAAACAAGATAACGCTGGAGGTAGTGAACTTCCGAGATGAAATTAAGAGGATTGAAGCAGAAGTCTTCAAGCTGGCAGAAACAGACCTCTTTAGACTTATAGACTACGCTACAGAGCAACTTTCAGTTGTTACCCCAGTGGATACAGGGGAAGCTCGGGCTGGCTGGTACAATCAGAAAAGACACTCTTTACTAACAGGGGGTCAGATTGGATCATTGAGGAATGACGTAGAACACGTTGAGTACTTGAATAGAGGTAGTAGCAAACAAGCCCCAAAGTTCTTCATTGAACAAACACTTTTTGCAATCGGTATCATAGATACCTGACGATGCTTGGCCCCCGATGGTCTCCCAAATAAGGGAGTATCTGTCGGGGGCATTCTTATTAAGGAGAAAACACATGGCAGTAAATATCAGAGTAAATGCAGATACTCGCTCTGCGCGTCAGGACTTGAAACGACTTGAAACCTCTGTTTCCAACATTGACAAACGATCAAAAGATGTCACCCGTAGCCTAACCCGTCTCGCAGGGGGGCTTGCTTCTGCCTTCGGCGTAACCGTGGCGGTTAGGGGTATAAACAAGGCCACAGATAGCCTTACAGAACTAGAAAACAGAATTGCGCTAGTGACTGGTAGAACAGACCAACTAGGTGCGAGCCTAAACAATCTCTACGCGATCGCCCGTAATGCAAGGGTGTCTGTTAATACAGCCGCTGAAACTTTCAACCGTTTTGGACTAGCGCTGAGGGATGCGGGAGCTTCTGTACAAGACATTGAGAAGGCAACTTCTAGTGTAGCCAAGGCTGTCACCCTCTCTGGTGGTAGAGCAGAGTCCGCTAGTGCGGCTATCTTCCAGCTTGGCCAGGGTCTAGCTTCTGGTACACTACGGGGACAAGAACTTAACTCGGTACTAGAGCAAGCACCTCGTATTGCTCGTGCCATTTCAGACGAACTTCAGATAGGTATGGGCGATCTTCGTGCTCTCGCCGCTGAGGGTGGTTTGACGACTAATGTTGTTTTCAACGCCCTTCTGAACCAGACTGATGCGCTCAACGCTGAGTTTGAAATCCTGGAAGCTACTTCCTCTGGTGCCTTTGTTGTGCTATCAGACACACTTAATCGACTAAAAGGGGATATTAGTAAGACACTAGGTTTCACAGCAGTCTTCACCTCTGGCTTCCAGAGGTTAACTACCTTCATAGTGAGGGACTCTGCTCTTATCGAGACTAGCCTCTATGCCAAGATAGCCTCTGTACAGCGGTTTGCAGAGAACACCATCACTATCCTTGGGGGTGTAGCTAACATCCTCGGTGCCATCGCTGGTCGTGTATCTAACGCAATTTATACGGTTATCTTACCGACTAGAACTTTCTCAGACTTAATTGGGGCGGGGTTGGTTAAGCACCTACTCAAAGCACTGACTATGACGAGGAAGCTATCCCTCGCCTTCTCAAACTTCAAAGACAGTATGACTTTCGGTGGTTCAAGAGGTGCTATCACAAGGCTTTTCCAAGCAGATAGTATCGAGGAAGCGCGTACAGCGATGGATGACATTGCTGAAGCTATTGATCTTTATGGTCGTCGTTGGGTTAACCTAGGTGCTAAGGTCACAAACATCTTCCTGCCAGCTAAGAACTCTTTGACTGGGTTACTTGTTCAGGCAGGCCTCCTCAACCAGTCCGTTGCTCGCTTCAGACCAACTTCTATGGAAACTTTCTCTTTCCTACTTGGATTGTCAAACGACCTCCTCGAAGAGGTGGTTAAGAATATCAAGACACTCTCCTCGTACCGCACCGTAATGGTGTCCATCTATAAGTTTGGCCAAGGTGTTGGTCGTGTAGGTGAGGCTATTTCTAACGACACAGCAAGGGCTATTGGGGAAGTAACTAAGCAAGTGACACTGCTTTTCAATTCTGTAAAGGTAATTGGCACTGAGAAGATGCTTGCAGTACGGAGTGTCATACTGAGTGTGCTAACTGAGATTGAACGGGCCTTCTTCTGGGTCTATGACCAAGTCATTGGTAACTCTTGGTGGACCGACACAATGGAACAAGTGTTGTATCTTGCACAGACAAACCTGTCAAAAGCGAGTGAACTTGTAAAGAGGTTCACTACAGGTGTTTCCGATAACTTTGAAGCGGCTTATTTGAAGGCTAGGTCTGCTTTCTCAGGTATCTTTACCTCTATTGGTGATAAGGCAAGAAACCTGACCTTTGAAATCGACTTCAAGATGGAAGCTAATAGCTTCATTGCGAACCCTATTGGCTACCTAAAGGACGGTCTCGCCAATCTTTTCACCTCTATTGCTAAACCTATTTCCAAACTAGGCGCTGAAATCTACAAGTCAATCAACGAAATTAGCCCAGGACTTACCGCAATCATCGCGGCAATCTTCGGTGCTAAGTTGGTGGGTTTCTTCAGTAAGAGCTTGTCTCTTGGGCTTACTACCTTCCTTCGTGGTGGTCTACTCGCAACACTGGGTCTTGTTCTGGTTGATTCTATCGGCGATGGTTTCCTTGATTCTGGTATGTTTGGTGACTTTGCGAAAGGCCTCGGTTCTGCTGCTGGTCAGTTTATCGAGCTTATCATACAAAACATCCCTGAAATCATCCGAGCACTCGGACAGGCGGTTGTTGGTTTTGGTAGGGGTCTTGCAGATTCCCTAACAGGGTTGCCTGGTCTTGTTGCAGGTGCCTTCACAAAGTCTGGTATTGGTGCCGCTGTATTTGGACTAATTTCTGGTGCCCTTACCGCCTTTGTCCTTAGCTCAAAGTTCAGAGGTGTTATCAGTTCCTCTGTAAAGTCTCAGAGAAAGGCCCTCGATGTTGAGAACAAAGCTTACCTTAAGTCTAACGCCCTGTTCCAAGCCGCCGTTCTCAAAGGAAACCCTAATAAACTAACAGCACCTAAACCACCAAAGGTGCCTTTCTATCAGGCGGCTTACCTTGGTAAAGATAAGGGCCGCAATCTTTTAGTCAAGATGGGTGTCATAACCGCAGCTGCCAACTCAATCTACAACGTCTTCACTGGTTCTGGGAATGGGCTTGACCTCCTAATCTCTGGAGGTCTGGTGGCAACTTACCTCTTTGGCGACAGTAGCTCTGCTCTGCTGGATAAGGGTTTCTCGAAGGTAAAGTCCATTCAGAAAAAGATTGGAGTCGCCTGGTCAAAGAGTAGTGGTTCTCTTAATAGGAACATGGGGGCAACACTGCTTACAGGTGCAATCAGCGCCTTCCAAAACCTTGAGGCCTTTGGCTACAAGGCGGGGGTTATGTTCTCTCGGGTTACAGCCAGCGCAATAGCCTTTGCGATGTCAACAAGAGCTTCCTTTACTGCCGCCCTAGGTGGTAACTTCTTTGCAGACCTTCTATCAGGTATCACAAAGAGCTTTGGTAAACTATCTGGGGCTAACTCTGCAGTTGGAACCATGTTTGCTCCCATAGTTACTGCCGCAACCCAGGCAGCAACCTCTGTAAAGACGATCCTTGCCTCCGCCTTCAGTGGTACATTGGGTGGTACCCTTGGTGCAAACCTGACCGCTGTGTTTAGTAGCCTTTCCGGGGTAATTTCTAAGGCAGGAGGTATGTTCTCTCCTATCGGTATCGCCGCTAAGAGTGCCTTCGCTTCGGCTATTACCTCAATCATGTCTCTTGGGGTTTCTTTTAGTACCAACTTTGCGGCGCTAATGGCGTCTTCTGCGAGGTCTTTCCAGAACTTCGGCAACTTTGTAAGACGTAACAGCCATAAAATCGGTGTAGCTATCGCAGCTATCTTCGTACTTTCAGCAACCCAAGCAGATGCTGCTGTAGAGGGAACCGCTGACGAAGCGGAGAGCACCCTTGGTAAACTATCAAGTAGTGTTGGCAACCTTGTGAGCAGCCCCCTTGGGCTGATTGGACTTCTTCTTGCAGGGTCTTTCACTCTCAAAGGGATAGGTTCTTTTGTAAAATCAGCAGCAAGTATAGTTATTGCTGGCTTTGAAAAGATGAGAATCGCTGCGGTTGCTGCACGAATTTCCCTGCACTTGGCTGGACAAGGCTCTATGCTTGCTGGAGTTACTGCTCTCATTGGGGGTGTAGTAGCTACAACGCTCGGTGCCATCGCAGCTGTCGCTGCCGCCGTTGCTGCTGCCATAGCTATTGGTGGTTTGCTAGTAGTAGCCATCTTTGGTGAAGGTGACTCCTTTGGCGAGAAACTTGGAAATGCCTATGACGGTGTTTTAGGCTTTTTCGGTGTGGCTTCTCGTGAAGCGCGTAAAATCAGTAAAGAGCTTAGGGCCTCTTTGGGTTCTTTTGAAAGCATGGGTGACATCGAAATTAACTTCAGTGGTATCATTGATTCAATAGATTTTGAAGGTGCTGATCCTGATGCTGTTGCTCGCACTATGCGACTAGCAGAGAATACTAACCAGATCCTGACTGATGCTCAGAAGACAATTGCAGAGGGGCATGATCTAACTGCAGCGGAAACTCGTCGTGTTCAGAGAGCAGTGCTACTTACCCGCGATGCAGTGCTCAGCCTAGCACCTCCAACAGAAGATGGACAAACTGCTGCTGCTGCTGCTCAAACTAACCTCTTGATAGCTCCACTAAGAGAGCTGTTCTCTACGACCTTTGCTGATAACGCAGGTAGATTCTTTGGTGGTGGTGAGCTTCAGACCCAGGGTATACTTGCAACTCGCCTAGGTGTTCTTGAAGTTCAAGAGGAAACTTCTGCTGCGATGAGTGCTTTCAGTGACGCTCTTGAGGAGGGGATTCTCCCCCTTTCTGCAATCTCAGAGATTCTGAACAACGAGGCCTTTACCCAAGACTCTTCTGGCAGTGACTCTGGTGACGCATTCATCGGTTTGTTAGAGCAACTTCGAATAGCAGAGGGTAGTGGTCTAGTTTTGGACCCAGACGTTTCTGTTAAGCTGAATGAACAACTTAACGATTTCTTTACCGCAATCTTTGATGATACTTCGACCTCGCCTTTACAACTTAAAGGGCTTGCGTCAAAGCTTGTAGAGGATCTTGAAGCAGCAAATACGGAAGCTGCTGCTGGTCAAAGGCTAGTTCTCCGCCTACAGTCAGAAGAAGCTTTTAAGTCCGCTGCTCTTGAACTTGAGGGGTTGTCAGATTCTTTTGACCTAGAGGGTAAAGTAGATCGTATGGCGACCGTGCTGTCAAAACTTGGCCTCGACGAAGCGACTGCTGAGATCCAAGCTATGATCGATAACTACGCCGCAGCACTAGATAACCTTGAAACCGACCCTTCGACTGGGGATGCCGACGCATTAACAGCGGCCCGTGACCGCCTACTCCGGTTATTCGAGGGCAGTCTAGAAACCTTCGCAGAGGGTCTGGTTGCCGACTTTGGTGGCGGTGAAGGGGTAGAAGAGGTTCTCCTTTCAAGACTTGAACAGGTGAATGAGAGACTTGAAGACTTCGGTATTGACGTTTTGAACCTCTTACCCTCTGATGACGCTATAGTTGACTACATGGACCAGTTTGGTACAGGTATCACTACAATAAACCAAAACATCGCAGCAAAACTGAATGAGCTTCAATCATTAAACCAAGATCTTTTAGAGGAAGGTATTGGTGCCGATGCGTTTAATGCTATCAAGGTTAGGATTGATCAACTATCTAGCAGCCTAGGGGTGCTTGTTGGAAAACAGAATGCCCTGACACGCGGTATGATTGATCGGGAAGGCGCTTTACAACACGCCCTTGAGCAGGTTGATACAACTAGCGATATCGACGGTATCATGGCCTTTAGCCCAAGCCGCATAAGTGAGATCATCCGACTAAGTTCCGCTGTTGATATTTTGTCGCTTAGTCTTCAACAACTATCCCTGTCTGGTACAGGAGATGCATCACTTCACTCTATACTCTCTGGGCAGCTAGCTGCTGCAAGGCAGAGACTAGTTGATGCAGTCGGCTCACCCTTGGATACTTCTACAGTACCTTCTGTGGGCGGTGGCGGTGGTGATACTACAACACCCTTTGAAGAAGTCATGTCAATGCTCGCTGACGTGGGTTTCTCCGTGGAGAACAATGTTGCCGCTCGCTTTGGCGCTGACATCTTTGGTGAGCTTTACAGGAATGTCGGTCTCTACACTGCTGCTCAAGAGAACCTCAACAGCCTCGCCCTAGATGAGGTTGCTGCCCGAAATGCTGCCCAAGATGCAATCGAAGCCTCACAGCGAGCTATTGCAGAAACTCTTGCTAGTAGCACAGTGGGTGGTCTCCAAGCCACCTTTGAAGGACTTGGGGGTGACCTTGACTTCTCAAGAATGTTCTCCCTTGGCCAGGACGGGGTTCAGGAAGAACTAGAAAACCTGCTACGTATCCGAGAGATCGAAGAAGAGCTTAGTGCCATGTCTGTCGATGAGATTGATAATAGCAGGGCACTGAATAGTGAGTTGGAGCATAGGATCCGTCTACAAGAGCGTTACAACGAAGCTGTTAACAACGCCGAAGGTATCCAGAACAGTTTCAAGGAGGGCCTAAAGTCGGTCCTCACTGGAGCTATGACAATCAAGGAGTTCTTCTTTGACATGCTTGACGACATCAGTATGCGTATTATCGATACAGTTGTCAATTCGTTTGTAGATGCTGCCTTTGAGGCCTTGAACTTGGAAGAATTCTTCACTGGGATTTTCAGTTCACTCTTCGACTTTGGAGATGATCTGGGGCAGAAGGTGGGCGAGTCTATCAAGGGCGCGGTAAGTAACGAGGCAGGTAACATTGACCTGTCCGGTTTCGTTGACGCCTTCAAAGGCTCCTTTGACGCTATCAAGGGCTTCTTCTCTGATCTTGGCGGTGTCGGCGGTGGCGGTGGCGGGTTCTTCTCTGGGCTACTAGGTCTCTTCTCCGGGGAACCTGCTACCGGGCTAAACGGTGGCGGTATTGTCAAACCAGTTGAAACAACAAGAACAGACATCGATTCTGTACCTACCATGTTGACACCTGGTGAGCTTGTTGTCCCTGCTGATAAGGTTGATGGTCTTCTGAAGGGGGCTGGTGGTAACTCCTCCACCTCCACCTTCAACATCAACGTACAAGGTGACGTCTCCCGCCAGACTCGTAAGGAGATTGTCATGATGATGCCTGAGATCGCTGGTGGCGTAAACAGGCAGAACAGAGAGAACAACTACCGTCGATAACAAGAAAGGTACTCCATGAAGAAATGGAAGAAACTATTCAAGGTTAAGGGTGGTAATCTCTACTGGAAAGAGGCCCGTGGTCGAAAGGCTGCGGGTTCTCTCGCTGGTACCAATCACGGGGATGGTTATAAGACTGTCCGCATTGATGGTAAAGCCCACTACGTCCACAGGGTTGTCAAGGAGATTACCACTGGGAAGAAGATTCGTTCTGGTGATGTTGACCATAAGAATCGAGATCGGTCAGATAACCGTCCTTCAAACCTAAGACGTGCTACCCGAAGTGAGAACAATCGGAATAGGGTGTCTTGGGCTAAACCCAGACCTGCCCAAAAGGCTAAACCTAAAACAAAACCTAAGAAAAAGAAATGAACTAGGCGTCCCTCACGGGGCGTCTTTTTTACCGTTTTCGGAGTAATTTGAACGGGCTTTTTGGCCCAAAAAGAGGGAAATTTAACGCATCTATAATAATACAGTGGTATCAACCGACCAGTGTCAGCGGCTACTGACCATACCCTTGAAAGGGAAACCTTCATGCATACTTTCATAATCGTGTTTACTATCATCAACCTTGCCAGCTTGGCAATCCTCGCAGCAGCGATGACTGATGGTTGGAGCTTGTGGAAACGCTTTCCAACAGTACTTCTCGCACTTGTGTTTGGACCAGTAGTAATTCTCTGGTTAACATGGGTGGGCCTCACCAAGGCTCGCTAAAGACGATACCTTTGTATCAACCGATCAGTGTCAGTGGTTACTGACCATACCCTAGAAAGGGAACACTATGTCTATTTTCATCCTCTCGATTATCGCAGCCAACATGGTTAGCTCCGCCTTCCTGACACACATCATGACGGAGGGTTTTCCAAAGAAGATGCGTGCTCTACTAATGCTTCTGGCACCCTTCTTGGGACCAGATGTTCTACTGCTGGCTTTCTTCGGAAGGGCAGCTACACGGGGAAAGAGTAAGGCAACCTGGATCCTATTGGCCTAACTACCTACCCCTGCTCCTTCGGGGGTGGGGCCTACTACATCTTTTTTCTAACCCTGAGTAAGGCACTGCTCGTAAAACAATAATAATAATAAAAACCAACCGAATGGAGAACTCAATGGGAACTACAATTCTAGGATTTGCGCTAGCTTTCGTGATAGGTCTTTTCATTAGACTAGCTTTCCACAAATACACAACTAGGGAACTTGTTGCCCTGAACCCCTATGTGTTTGTGATTCTTTTCCTAGCTTTTGCTTGGGCCTTTGGGATCTCAAACTTACCTATCGTGATGGGCTTCTACTTCGTTGAAGTGGCCTACTACTTCGCAACCTATACTAAAAAACAGGAGGAGCTAAAGAAGTTTCTCCTCATGCTAACAGACTACTTACCTGAAAGGATCAAGAGTAATGTTGATGAGCCTAGTAGTGGAAGTGCTGAAAATGACCCTCGATCTGGGGGTGAAGGTTCTTCTGGTGATGTTCAGCGACCGCTTCACAAGTCCACTGGTGGACCCCAAGAAGCATGATGACAACCACTTTGCTAATACTCACCTTATTCCGATGCACCCCCTTAGTGGAGGTGGTGGTAACCAACTTGTAGTTGGAAAATGAACGGGCTTTGCAGCCCACACACAACTACAACACAACCAATGTAAACAACACAAACATAGGAAAAACCATGCACAAATTCTACCGAGGTACCACCTTCAAAGAAGCTTTCCAACTTGGTGACGGCTACCAGGAACTAAAAGAAGTAACCTGGACAGACGACTTCGAACGAGCAAAGGCGGCAGGTAACGGGGCGGTAATTGAGATCACTGTTGATGAGTTACCTGCCCACTTCGATAACACAAAGGTCTCTGGGGTAAACTGCAGCAACCCAGCGATGCTACGGGAGTGGACTGTCACCCAAGACTACTACGAGAAAGAAGGTGGACTCTATTGCCACATTGAGGAAGTTAAGTTTCACTACGCTGGTGTTGACTACTAAGAAAACCACACAGTTAAAAAAAAAAGGAATGACACCATGACACCACTACTATGTTTGGCTACCGCCATCTTTTTTGAAGCCCGAAGTGAAACCTTTGACGCGCAACTCCTTGTTGCTGAAGTGGTTATCAATCGGGTACATGATGAACGCTACCCTGACACAGTATGTGGGGTTGTGTTCGAGGACCGACAGTTCAGCTTTACCCATGACGGGTTGTCTGATGATATCTACGCCTACGACACCTTCTTTGATGCAGCGATGCAGGGGCAGGTTTTGGAGGTGGCTGCTTTGGCGCTCGAGGGTGGAGAGGACACTTCTATCTCCTCCACCCACTACCACACTGCTTCCGTAAGCCCTTTCTGGAAGAACGCCTACACCCTGGACGGCCAGTATGGCTCCCACATCTTCTACACCAATGAAACCCCCTGGAGGTAACACCATGACTACTCTTGAAACAAACTTGGCGCGCATCGAAGCTCTTGGCACTCGCATTACAGTCTCTAAGTTCAACACAGAACAAGTTGAGACCCACCTCACCAACGGCTACAGCTTGAGTGTACTTCACTCCGGATTTGGCTACTCTGACGAGGCTGGTACGCAGTTTGAGGTGGCAATCATAAACCCTGACGGCGGTATTGACTACACAACTCCTATCACAGGGGATGTTCTCGGTTACCAGACTATTGAGGGAGTGGAGCAGGTAGCAGCTACCTTGCTTGAACTCTTTCCTGCCTAACAAAAACAACAGTAAAAGGAACACTACTATGAAAATGAGTACAAGAATGGGCTGTCAAGAAGTCCTTGACAAAGTAGCCACCCACCTCCTCAAACAGGGTGTACGGGCTTCTGACATCACTACTCCAGGGTCTGTTTGCCTTTACCGTGGAACAAACGGAACCAGTTGCGCTGTTGGTTGTCTAATCCCTGATGATCTCTACCATGGGAGTATGGAGGGTTTGGATGTGGAAGTTGTCTTTGATACTTTCCCTGAGGTTAAGGCCCTCTTCCAGTCAGACACTCGCAGCCTACTAACCAAACTACAGAGCATCCACGACTTTCTTAACCCAGAACGGTGGAGGGAAGTCCTTGTGGATGTCGCCGTGGGGCGAGGTCTCAAAGTAAACTTTTGAAAGGAAGATACCATGCTTGTTAAGAAAACTTCTATGTTGTCGGGAGTCGAAAGGGAACTTGAGATACCCATCACCACAGCTCAAATACGGAATTACAACTTAGGTGCCTTGATCCAAGATGCCTTCCCTGACTGCGATGAGGATCAACGGGAGTTCCTTATGACAGGAGTTACCCCTGGAGAGTGGGATCAAGCCTTTGATGATAATTATGATGAAGGAGAAGACTAATGTTTG